AGGATTATAATACTCAAAGTCTTTAACTATTTCTTCTTTCTCTAGCCGACTATTAGTGGTTTGCAAATCTTCAAACAACTTGTTAAACGTATTTACCCTATTTTCCATTAGTCCCATCCTCCACAGCCACAATAATACGAGTCATATTTTCCCTTCGGTTTATACTCAAAGAATGGCAAATTAGTGCTGCTTGGTGTAGTATCCCCACAATACCCGCACCTTGCCATTCTATAGGTTAAGTCTGGCATAGTATTCGCAATCTGTGTAGCTCCCGGGTCTATACCTAAACAAATTATACAGCAGGGTTTGCCATCATTATAAGTGGCATTTGCTGTGTGACCGCATTTCATCATTGGCTTACTCATTTATTCTTACCTCCATTTTATTTATTGCTTCCATTAGTTTTACTGGTCCATCATATGTACATAAAAAACCTAAAGTATCTCGTATCTCGTTAACTCTTTTCTCAAAAGCTTCCATCACATAAGTCTCTACATAATGAGTTCGAGTTAAATCTGGCTCTTCCAAATAATTCGCAAGATTAATAATAGCCTCAATTTTTGTTTTCCCATAACCTCTGATTGCACCAAACCCAGCACACCATTCATCAGGCCATTCTTGCCATAATCGTATCTCAACTATCTCTTTATTCATAAATACCCTCCCAACAGTCGCCGCATATACCAGTTATGAACATCTCGCGCTCATATGGCACATGCTCTGGCAAAATCTCTTGTACTTTACGTCTCTTGCTTCTAGGTAATTGCAGTTCTTCAAACTGCTGCTCAGTTACTTCTATAGTAACTTTTTTGCTACATAGTATACATGTTTTTTCTACTATCATTTATACCTCCTTTCTAATATTCTCTGATACTCTTATTGTTGTACCTATTGTTTTGCCATCTCTTGGTTTTATATCTCTTGGTATTGGTAAAGATACAGTGGTAGCCTGGTCTAATGATATTATAGGGTCATTTATTATTGTCTCATCTTTGCACATTATTTGTACCTCTCTTCCATTATACTTATTATACCTATCACATCCTTAATATCCTCATCGCTTGTTTCTTTCCAGGCTCGCCTTAGTGCACTCTTTGCACGGGACAGTTGCTGACTTATATCCACAGGTTGTGGAGCTTCTTGTGTGAACTCACTCAAGTCGTGTGTATACTTAATATCTAAGTGATATGCAAACTCAAACAATCTGGCTAAGGACACCTTATTGGACCTGGGTCCCAATGCTCTGTACATTGTTATATACAAGGGATGTGTTACCTCTACTCTTACTTCTTTATACCGGTCACCTGTTGTGGCTGGTAATGCTGTAAAGTCATATATCTCCATCAAGTAATTAGCAATCGCGGATAAGTCATATCCCTCAAAATACTCATATACTTCTTTATTAAGGTTCGCAACTACTATCATAAGCTGCTTCTCTTATTTTTCTTAGTAGTAAATAAGTACTCTTGCTCTATGGTCGTAGGTAATACCTGTATAGTACCATCCACAAACCCTCTTAAGAGTACCCTTATAGTTGCTGACAAACTACCTTTCTTTGTGTCAAGCCCTATTTCTTTAAGCTTTAACAATGCTTGTAACTTTGTCTCGTCGTCAATATACAAAGAAAATAAACTCATTTTGCTATGCTCTCTTAACTTACTCACCTCTTACCTCCTTTCTTAAATATGATAAATGTGCGTGCGCCCCAGAGGAGCTCACACTCACCATCTATCTTGCGTATGACAATATTTTGCTCGTTCTCGCACACACCACATTGCAATAATTTGCCATAATAGCCTACCACGTGTGGATATGCAGTCATAGAGATATGCTGTAGTACCTCGTTATGCTTAGGGTTCTGGCTATGTATTTGTATAAATATCCAACCCTTCTCAAATGAGTCAGCATAGCCAGTCTCTTCTTCTACTAATGTTGCTTCATATGGCTGCATCAACTGTATTATTTCTTGGGCCAGCTCTTCCCTGCACTGTATTATCATAATCAAAGGTCCTTAGAGGGATTTATCTCAAATCTTGATCCAAACCACATATGAGTAAACTTTCTTGGTATCTCTATTAATTCCATCTCAAATGTATCAAGGCCATATTTCTCTGCTTCTTTAGGTGTGTACAGCTCACCAGCTAATAGGACCTGGCCATCTGGCCTTAGTGTGTGGTCCTGGTGGGGTCTTACTTTATAGTACTTCATTCTAACTCCTCCTTACATTTGCGTAACAAACGTGACGTGTGCATGTCTATGGTTTTTGCCTTAAGGCGCGACAATACTAACGTGTACTGAAACTCTCCTAAGTAATCTTTAATAGCCTGTAGCTGGTCCTCTTGTAAATCACTTAGTGAATACGTAAGTTGGTCCTCAGCCCACTGGCTAGCCTCCTCGCACATAAGTAATTCTATTAACTCTTGCGGGATATCCCCGTTGTCAGTGCTACGTACTGTAGAGTTAAGTGACACACTATTCTGAAAGTGTTTTAACTTACGGCACTCCATGTTTAAGTCGTTAATAAAAGCTCTACGAATAAGACTATTGTGTAGGTAATAATCTTTCTCATAGAGCTTTATTATTGTTAGATACAATATCGACAGCATCTCATCCCGTTCAATAAGCTTTGCATATGTAGGATGCAGACGTGCTATCATTTTGTTCAGCATAGGCCTAAAGGTTGTAAGATATATCTCTAATGGTGCATTCACATACAGTATGTCTTTAGGTGCTTGCTGCCGGAACAACAGGTTTACTAATTCTGTAGCACTATACGGGTTGTCCTTCTCGAGGCAGTTAATCTTAAGTGTATTGTTAGCCACAATACAAGAAAACGCAAACTTCTCGTCAGGACACTTCGTGATTAAGAGCAATTGCTCTAACACCTCCTGTGCGGCCGTATCTTTACTTACGTCTAATTTTATGTTATACATAAATATCTCCTAGAGCTACGAGACTTGCACTCGATATTTAGGCTGACCCTAAGCTCTTATGTGGTAGAAAGTAGTTTGTCTACTCTCTACCAGGCTAGAGTGTGGACACTCTGCCAAACATAAAATCACTTGGAGGTAGTTTTATGTCTTTTTTACTCTGTGTCTGCGGCTTTAAGTGCTTCTAACTTAGCTTGTAGCTTTTCAATGCGAGACTGGGTAGCTTTTATTATTTGCTCTGGGGTGCGTGGTGCCCTAGGCTTTCTAGGTGCCTTAGGGGCATTAGCCTTAGCCTCTGCAGCTCTCTCAATAATAGCTGCGTAAGTTTGCTTATCCTCTTCTAGTATAAAGTCTAAAATAGTTGCCATGTGTAACCTCCTTATATTATTGGTGTGACGAGACTGGGTAACTCATCATCTTACTGAGCCTCTTCCTCAGTGTCTTGTGTTAGTGCCTCAAGTGCTTGCAACTTCTCTTGCAGCTTCGCAATACGTGCTTGCAACTTCTCTGTCTCATTCTCAGGCTTAGCCCTCTGAGCTGCCCTGTTCTCTAAGGCACGAGCTATGATTGCGTCATATTGCTCTTTGTCTTCCTCAGTCATCCAAGGAATTAACTTACGGTCAGGTTGTGCTGTCCCTAACCTTCTAGGTGGTGTGAGTTTATCTTGCACGATATACTCATTGTTTTCGAGCTTTGCAAAGAACTCATTATGTGAGAGATACTTTCTGTTAGTTGAGTTTTCGCCCAACACAAAGTGCCATCTGTCCTTGCTCTTCTCAAGCCAAACCTTACAATCAACTACATCATTAGTTGCTAGGTCTATGGCTTCTACTACTACATCTTTCCCTGTAGCTTCTACAGGTGACTTCAACGTTAATTTTACTGCCATGTGTAATTCTCCTTCTTAAATTTTGATTTTTACCCAGTTTTTTCTTGTCATATTATATTATATTCAATTTTTGATAAATTATAACACTTAAGATTTTACTTATTTACTTTGCCCGTTTCATTTTGTACCACAGTGGGCTATACTTGCACATAAGTATTTGGTTTATAACAGACTTAACATCTTCACGTATATCCGCAAGAGTATACTGTGTGTGGCTTGGGTCTGGTTTAGTACCATCATAGTCACCTTGCTGACCGTAACACCAGCCAATCCAAAACTTTGCATCTTTTCGTTCATCAGCCCAATCTATCCCGGCTTTGTGTACATTTATCCAGTCAAATGCGTCAAAATTATTTAACAAATTTACTCTGAATCTCTTGAATAACTTAACATAAGCACATGGATTAGTGCCTAAAGTTGTTATAACAAACTCATAACCTTTGTATTTCCCGTACCCTGCCGTAGCTTCTCGGTGCCATGTGTCTGAGTACAAAGGCACTTCTGTACTATGTAAAGTACCTTTGCCTTTAGTTACTTTGGCTAGTAATTTAGCTGCTCTCTTTTCATCATTCATGGTTCTATAACCTCCATATTTTATTCTGTATATATTATAACGCATTTTATCACTTTTGTAAACTCTTTGGCTTTTTATTTTTAGACATTAACTTTTATCCGTTTCGTTAGGAGATTTTTGGAATTAAATATAATATGATATTTTTAAGGGGGGGGGCCATTTTATGAAAATCAGTATTTATATTTTATACTTTTATATATTTATATAAGTAATGCATTATTATATATAATATTATATATAATATCATAATAGTTGAGGTTTAAGGTTGTAAAGTAAATATAATTATAAAGGTGATTTACTGTGTTTTTAATAATGAGGGGGGGTCTTGATTTCTTTTTTATATTTAATTCCAAAAATCTCCTAACGAAACGGATAAAAGCCATTTCTCTCAATTCCTCTCCCCGTGAGCCACGAAAATAATCTCCTTGTAATAATGGTGGATGGGCCAAAAGCCTTACCCCTCTCCCCGTGAGCCACGAAAATAGCCCCTTTGTAAAAAGGCCCGAAGGCCTTTACTTAAATCAGGTGATATGCGTATAGCATCTCCTCAGCTTCTTCTGAGTCTGGCACACAATACCAGCACATTTCCATAGCTTGGTCTAATATAGTAAACAGTAACTCACGTCTTACATGAGTAACTAGTCCTCTACATATCGACACTTCCGTCTTAGGTAACCAAATAGTTGTAGGTATATGTTCATAACTCGGGTTAAGTACTACTTGTACTAAATGGTAAGTCTCTTGAGCTATCAAAAGCCCTGTGTGTACACAGTATTCATAACTTACCTTTACATAGTCATTCATTGTGTCAGTAAAGAGCTTGCTAATTTCTTGTTGAACACTTTGCGGTATTTGGTCTTCTGTTAGTTCACCAAGCCAGTCTTCTACTCTTAAAGTATATTGGTCTAAAAGGGTTAACAAGTCTTTCTCTGTGAGTGTGTTACTTCTTAAGATGTTAATTTGGTCAATTACATTTTTCATAGTTTTACTACCTCCCATAGTATATATAGTTTAATTGGGCTGCGAGCCCTCTAAGCTCCTCCTCACATTGTTCGCAAAGTTCGCCTTGGGCTAGACATTCCTCACAAGCAGAGTTGTGTCTATAAAGTAACTCATTTTGATAGTGTTCAGGTAACCCATCAAACCTTTCCCTAATTGCTTTCTCAAGCATATTTCTACCTCCATTCTATGTATTTTGCCTTAGAGTTACTAGTTTATTAATTCATAAGCTTTGTTTCTCCTTATTTTTATTCTACATATATTATAACGCATTTTATTACTTTTGTAAACCCTTTTGCATTGTTGGGTATGTTACTCTACAAGTACTTTACCAGGATGAGCCAAAAGCCTTCGGCAGTACTTTACCAGGATGAGCCAAAAGCCTTCGGCAGTACTTTACCAGGATGAGCCAAAAGCCTTTAACTAAAAAATAAAAGCTAATTTCCATTGCAGGCCGAGTGGCTGCTGCCGTAGGCCGTCTACCGCCGCTATCTGAGTGCACGGAGCACATTTTGGGGTTATACCTCCTTTTGGTAGACCACTATGTAGAGTGTTTAGTTATCTAGCTAACTTATTGAGTTCTTTGAGTATCTGAGTGTCTGAGTTATATTTGGTGAGTAATTCGGGTATATCTCTTTCAAAGGGCTTCCACAGGTTTTTGCTAAGTGGGTCTGTCCAGTTTTTTACCACATCAAGTCTATAGATTTTCTTAACTTTGTCCATATACTACCTCCTTTTGCTTATTCTCTACATAGTGGACTTACACACCCACCACCGGCTAATTACCTCCTATTTATTTTTGGCTTTGAGCTCGGCTTCAAGCTCGGCGATCTTAGCTAAGTACTCAGCTTCCTTAGCTTGCAATTGGGATACAGTGGGTGGGACTCTCTTCTCAGCAAGCTCTTTGAGCTTGGCTATCATAGCCTCGGCTCCAGAGAGTTGTTTCTCTTCCTCCTTAGTGAGTCGAGCTCTCCAGGAAAGTCCAACTCTAGGTGGGGTGGTGCGAGTTTCGAAGACATGCTCCCCTATGGCTTTGATATTTCTATCAACCATAGACTTGGTGAAATACTCGCGGCCAGTGATATTCTTACTAGTCTGGGGTATGACAACATGCCATTTATCTTTGGTAGTTTCATACCAAGTCTTCAGTTCGATGGTAACACCATTGGATTGGGTCAGAGTGTAAACTCCATTACTGCAAGTGATTTTATGTTTTGACATAATACTACTTCACCAGTCGTGGGTGTGTAAGTCCACTACATACAATTCTATTTTCAAGGAACGGAACAATTAAGTTATTACTCTTAATTACAATATATTATACTTTGAAGTATATTAAAAAAGCAAATCAGGTGTACCCATAGGAAGGATGGTATAAGACTTTTGTGACTACACACTTAATAAATAACTTTCCGCTTTCATGACTATTATCCCCTTTAAGACTTTTGTGACTACACACTTAATAAATAACTTTTCGCTTTCATGACTATTATCCCCTTTAAGACTTTCGCGACTACACATTTAAGACTCCCGCGACCATTATCTCTCTTAAGACTTTCACAACCACACGTCTATACTATTATATATATACGCGCGGGCGCGCGTATATGAACTATATTAAAAAGGTAAAGAAAATCTCCAAAAAGTGTTATAATCCCAAAAAATTTTCATAATATATAATAGAAGCACTTAAAGCCGAAGGAGGCTCGGATGGAACTAACAAAGAAACAGCTTAGAGAACAGCGAGAGTTTGAGACTCTTTTCAAGAACCCAAAACATGCTAGAGAAATGTGGGCTGAGAAGGTCTTCGAGCGTTATAGTCGTCCAGCTATGGAGCCTTGCATCATTACTGATAAAGATGGTAATGCCACAACTCAAAGTCAATTAGAGCATCATGTATGGCATTTTCTTAAAGAAGAGTTAGAGTCTCGAGGCGAGGACAGACTACCTACATCAGGTGAAATGATAGAAGCTTGCCAAGACTATTACTCTAGACACAATGCAGCTTCTTATGTAGCACGCCGCGATAGTGTAGGAGCCAAGCCAGTAGATGAAAGCAAACAGCAGCACACTGTGAACAACCCACTAGAAGATATGACAGATGATGAGCTACAAGTAATGTATGACGCTTTACAAGCATACAGAGCAACACTCTTAGAAAGCCCAAAGGGAGCGGTCAAATGATTGTAAAAAGTATAGACGGCTCAATTGAGAAAGACTTACCAATAGAAGTAACTATTGTAGAACTAGAAGATGTTTAAAGGTGTCGAGGGTGAGATAAAGCGTAGGCAACTCATGCGAGACTTTCCGTCTTTTGTAGAGTTTGTAAATGATGGGTTTTGTATGACTAAGTTCCACCGATATGTGTGTGAACAAGTACAAGAGTTTCTACAGATAAGAACGGGTAAAGCACTAGATATTTTATTGTTATCCGTGCCACCACGCCATGGAAAGTCACATATGATAACGGCGACACTACCTGTGTGGTTTATGGGGAACAATCCGCGCAATGACGTGATAATTGCATCATACCAAAGTATATTTAGTGAGGGTTTTAACAAGCAATGCCGCGATAAGTTTAATCGGTTCGCTCCTTATATATTTAAGGCACAACCCGATAAACACTTACAGCGGGGGGAGCTCTGGGGAACAGAGGTTGGTGGCAGGTGTCGTGCAGCAGGTCTTGAGGGTGGTATAACAGGCCACGGGGCGGACTTATTCATAATTGACGACCCTATAAAGAATGCTAAGGAAGCGTCAAGCGAGACGATTGTTAGAGGTATTCTTGCTGAGATGGGCCCGTCTGTACAGTCTCGTATTCATCCAAATGGGAAGTTAATTGTAATACAGACCCGCTGGGTTGAGAATGACGTCATTGGCTTTATTAAAGATAACTGGGCAGACTATATATGGAAGGACATAAACCTACCTTGTGAGTATGATGAGGAAGAGGAAAGCATAGGTCCTTGCCCGCTAGGGCGTAAAATAGGTGATAGCCTAATGGGGCCGCATATGGGTGACCCGCCGCTGCCGGATAAGATTGCGAATACTAACGAGTGGTTGAGGTCTAAGAAGGCTCTAGTCGTGGCGGCTGAGGGACTTCGCGTGTGGACTTCTTTGTACCAAGGGCGGCCGACGTCAGCAACCGGGAACATATTTGACAGTTCTTGGTGGGGTGCGTTCAGGAAGAATGAGTTTGTCACAGAGAGGCAACGTGAGACATTATTACCATATGAGATAGCACGACGCAAGACATTTGAGTATTTGCAGTTATCTATAGATGCTACTTTCAAGGGTGGCGATGAGAACGACTTTGTCGCGATGGGTCTGAGAGGCATCTACCAAGGGAAGATTTATTTGTACCATCAGGTGAATAAGAGGATGGGCTTTGTTGAGACCATGGAGACTATTAAGTGGTTTTATGAGAACTTCCCTGAGATAGATGAGATGGTAATAGAGGATAAGGCGAATGGGCCGGCAATAGCGGATGTGTTGAGATATGTGCCAGATGCACCACCTGTGGTGTGTGTTAACCCGATGGGTGGCAAGGTATCAAGGGCTGAGGCGATTGCGTATTATGTGAAGGCTGGTATGGTATTGATTGCTGAGGACTTAGATGAGGATGATGTGCATTGGCATGTGCCTACTGATATGACAGCAAGAGGGAAAATAATATATCAGCATAAGAGTTTTCCGTTCGGGAAGCATGATGACTTAGTTGATGAGTGCTCACAAGGTGTGGTAAGACTTATTAAGCTTAT